CAGATGAGCTACGCAAGCGTGATGAAGAATTGTCAGCAATGAAAGCGCAATTAGCTGAACTGACAAATATAATGAATCAACCTAAAGCTACGCCTAAGAAGGCTAAGGCTGAGGAAACTATTTTAGAGTAAAATGTTCTAATGTTTTGGCTAGGTTCGCCACCGAAAAGATAGCTATCCACTATCCTGCCAAAACTTCTTTATTGGATATTTGAAAGGGATTTCAGATGACACAGCAAGAACTTAAAGAATTACTCCATTACGACCAAGATACAGGTATTTTTACTTGGCTAGTTCCTAGAGCAAATAATGCAGTAAAAATTGGCACGATAGCTGGAGGAAAAAGTCCTAAAGGCTATTGGAGAATAAAAATATACGATAAACCGTATCAAGCACATCGTTTAGCTTGGCTATATGTTTATAGTGAATTCCCAAAAGAATACATTGACCATATTAATGGCAGTCGTTCAGATAATCGTATATGCAATTTACGAGAAGCAACATATCAGCAAAATGCCTTTAACCAAAAAATGAGTTCTAGAAACACTTCTGGAGTTAAAGGGGTTCATTGGAGTAAAGCAGATAGCGCTTGGATAATAAAAATCAATGGGAAATTGGTAGGGTATACAAAAGATTTTTTTGAGTCTTGTTGCATATCTTTTTCATTTAGAAAAAAAATTCATGGCGAATTTGCCAATCATGGTTAATTAAGGAAAATAATGGCATCTACTTTATTACAATTAGTGCAGCAGGCCTCTGTTGAGTGTGGCCTAGCCATGCCTAACACCGTTGCTGGAAATACTGCATACGATGTGCAGCAAATGTATTATTTAATTAACGCGGCTGGCAACGAAATTCAACGCGAGTACCCTTGGGAAGCGTTGAATACTGAGTACGATTGGTATTCACAATTTACACAATCTGACGGTGCTATTATTGAAGGCACATCAGTCATTACAGGTGTAGACGCTGCAACAGTAAACTTTTTAAACGCTAATGGCGCATCTAACTTTCAAGTGCAAGGTTTAGGTGTTATTCAAAGTACACAAGTAGTATCAGCATTAGGCACTACAGTTACTATTAACAGCGCAGCTACAGGTGACGGTGACGGTGAATATACCTTTGGGCAAGTAATGTACACATTGCCTAACGGCTTTGACAGAATTACAGACAGAACACAATACGATAAATCTAAGCGCTGGGAAATGCTTGGCCCTGAAACTCCACAACAATGGCAATGGCTCAAGTCTAGCTACATTTCAACAGGCCCTCGTATTAGATGGCGTATCATGGGTCAAAAGTTTCAGATTTGGCCTCTTACATCTACAAATGAATATTTAAGCTTTGAGTATATCTCATCTAATTGGGCATTATCATCATCAGGCGCAGGTCAAACACAATTCCTAGCTGATAGCGATACGTGTATCTATCCTGACCGTTTAATCGTGTTAGCATTGAAAAAGAAATACTTTGAAGTGAAGGGCTTTGACACATCAGCGTTCCAACGTGATTATGATATGCAACTTAACATTGCTAAAGCTAACGACCAAGGCTCACCAACACTATCACTTGCACCAAGAACAGCCAACGTATTAATTGGTTGGGAAAATATACCTGACGCAAATTATGGAGCTTAATCATGGCAAGAGCTAAAAGGTCTGTATCACAGCCTGTATCATTGCCAGCCCCTGTAGGTGGATGGAACGCAAGAGATTCACTTACTGCTATGCAACCCAATGAAGCAGTTATCCTAGAGAATTGGTTTCCATCGCCAACAGAATGTACATTGCGTAGTGGCTATATTAAATACACTACAGGCATCACAGGCCAAGTAGAAACGCTAATGGCTTACTCAGGCGCTAACACTAACAAGCTATTCGCTATTGCTGGCACGTCTGTTTACGATGCAACGGCAGGTGGTGCAGTAGGCGCAGCAGTAGTAACAGGATTGACTAACGCACAATGGGGCTATTTAAACATAGCAACGTCTGGTGGCAACTTTTTATCTATGGCCAATGGCTCAGATACCCCAAGACTTTATAATGGCTCTGCGTGGTCTACAGCATCAATTACAGGCGTAACTGCCGCTAACCTAAAAGACCCTATTCTTTACGCACAACGTCAATTCTTTATTGAAAAGAATACGCTTAAAGTATGGTACTTGCCTGTGCAGTCTATTGGCGGTGTAGCTAACGTAGTAGACATCGCTCCATTTATGACTAGAGGCGGTTACATTGTATCTCATGGCAATTGGACGATTGACTCAGGTACGGGCGTAAATGACCATTACGTAATTATTACTAACAAGGGTCAAGTTATCGTCTATCAAGGCACAGACCCTTCAAGTGCAACAACATTCTCAATGGTAGGTGTGTTTGATATTGGCGCTCCTGTAGGTGCTAGAAGCATGTACAAGTACGCTGGTGATATGCTTATCATTACGCAAGATGGCGTAGTGCCATTGTCAGGCGCTTTGCAATCATCACGTGTGCAACCTCGTGTAGCAATTACAGACAAGATTCAATACGCTATTTCAGAAGCTGTCACCAATTACGCAAATAACTTTGGTTGGCAAACTATGTACGTTCCTACAATTAACCAATTGTGGCTAAATGTTCCTGTGCAAGAAGGTAGCAATCAACAACAATATGTAATGAATACAATTACGGGCGCTTGGTGTAACTACACAGGTTGGTCTGCTAATTGCATGGAAATGTATTTAGATGAGCCTTACTTTGGTGGCAATGGTTATGTAGCAAGAGCTTATTATGGCGCTATTGACGATGTAAACAACATTACGGCAGTAGGACTTCAAGCCTTTAACAACTTTAATAGTGCTGGTACGCTTAAACGCTTTACTATGTCACGCCCTATCTTTAGAACAGACGGACAGCCTGCTTTATTTGCTGGCGTCAACATTGACTTCAATACTGACGTTCCTACAACATCACTTACTTATGCGCCTAGCACCTATGCTAAATGGGATACTGCTATATGGGATGCCGCTTTATGGGGCGGTGGCTTATCAGTCTTACAGAATTGGCAAGGATTAAATGGCGTAGGCTATTATGGTGCGCCTATTGTTAAAACATCATGCTCAGGTATTCAGGTAAGATGGGTATCTACAGATTTAGTCATTGAAGGTGGCGCAATACTTTGATTCTTGTATTTAATCAAAATGACCGTGTTGCCGATTATCTTATAAGTAAAGGCGGAGGAACTCACTTCCATAACTTTCAATCTATTGGCTTTGAGAAAAATGGCAAGTTAATTGGTGGTGTTATTTATGATAGCTATGAGGCTGGATATAGATGCGCTATTTCTGCTGCTGGTGAAATAGGTTGGCTAACAAGAAAAACATTAAGATATATTTTTGATTATCCATTTAATCAACTAAACGTAAAAGTAATGACTGCATCTGCTTTTTCAGAAAACAAAGCATCATGTAGAGTTTTAGAAGGAATAGGATTTAAAGAAAAGGCTCGGATACCTGAGTGTTCAGCTAACGGTGATTTAATTATCTATGCAATATATCGTGATGATTGCAAATATTTGAAAGGAAATAAATAATGGGTGGTATTGTTGATGCAATTTTTGGTGGGGGCGATGCACCTCCAGCTCCTGATTATGCTGCTGCGGCTAAAGAAACGGCGGCAGGAAATTTAGAAGCTGCACGTGCTAATGCTGCGGCTAATCGTGTTAATCAAGTAACGCCTTATGGCAATCTTACTTATAACATTAATGGCAAAGATTCATTTGGCAATGATTTATATACTGCAACACAATCATTAACTCCTGCTCAACAAGATATTTTAAATAAGCAAACAGGGTTAAGTTCAGGCTTATTAAATACAGCACAACAAGGTTTAGATTATGCTAGCGGCTTATTATCCAAGCCAGGAATTGATACTTCTAAATTGCCTTCTTATGGCATTAATCCAGGTGAAACATATTCTGATGCCATTATGCGTAGACTAGCACCTCAAATTGCTCAAGAAAATGAGATGTCAGATGCACAATTAGCTAATCAAGGCATTGCACAAGGCACAGAGGCTTATAATAACGCTAAACGTACATTACAAATGGGTCAAAATGACCGTCAACTTGGCGCTATTACAAGTGGCATGAATGTAGGCTTGCAAGCAAACAATCAAGCGTTTAATCAAGAAGGTTACAATCAAATGCAACCTATTAACGTCATTAACGCTTTGCGTACAGGCTCACAAGTACAGAATCCTAATTTTGTAAACGTACCTCAACAAGCTAACGTAGGTGGTGCTGATATTCTTGGTGCTACTAATGCTCAATATACAAATCAATTAGGCGCTTACAACGCTGACCAAGCTGCCAATGCAAATATGCTTGGTGGTTTAATGAAACTTGGTGGCACTTTATATAGTGGTGGCGCTTTTGGATAATAGGGGATAAGCATGGCTTTTATGGATTATATGCCTACGTTTGGGCAAAATGTATCACAACAAACAGCACTGCCACAAGATGAAACATTGTTGCAACTTGATTTAAAGC